ACAGCGGAGCGCAGCGATAAAGCCATGCGTTCGAACTCAGGCAAAGTGCCTATGTCTCACGTACTAGACTTTCCTAGGGCCATGGCTTTACTGGCAGAGGTGGCGGAAGGTGGTGCAGAGAAATACAACAGGGGCAACTTCCAGAAAGGACAGGACGCCAGCGTTACTATTGACTGCCTGCTTAGGCATCTATTCAAGTGGTGGGCTGGGGAAGATGACGACAGCGAATCAGGCAAGAGCCACCTCGGGCACGTCATGTGGAATGCCACTGTGCTTGCAGAGGACATGCAGAGAGGCATCAAGCAACAGGACGACCGCACCTTTAACGACGACAACATTCAACCAATCGACGGAGACACGTTTACAAAGTGAATATTTATAACAACTCAGTGTACCTACTGGCTGTAGTCTGGTTAGTAGTTACCCTAAACATGGGGGCAATCTTAACGTGACACTCGTTATCAGCTTAGCAGTCGTGGTAGCAGCATTTGCTGTTATCATTTTTATCATTCGTGGTATCGACAAGTACCTCTGGGATGAGACAGATGATTAGTAAAATTCTAACCGGAACAGCCCTAGCTATAGTAGTGCTCGGAGCCTGGATGTATGTTTGGTACCTAATAAAAATGGAAGATGAAGATGAACACCGAAACGAAGAAAGCTTGTAGTAGCTGCAAAGAATTAAAGACAGCCGCTGAGTACAGTAAGGATAGCAGTGCGAAGGATGGGATGCAGAGCGCGTGTAAGGCGTGCAAGGCAGAGTACGCAAAGCAGCCCGAAGCTAAGGCCAAGATGGTAGAGCAGCAGTTACAGCGAAGATACGGTGTGTCCCTTGATTGGTATGATGAGACTCTAGAAGCCCAAGGTGGCGGCTGTGGCATCTGTGGCACTACGGAACCTAGAGGGAAAGGAGGCAAGAATGGCACTTTCTGTGTGGACCACGACCACGAGACCAACGAAGTTAGAGGGCTACTTTGTTTTAGTTGCAACGCAGCATTAGGTTCATTTAAGGATAACCCAGCAATCCTTCAATCAGCTGCTGATTATCTAATCGAACACAAGGGGAAGAAACAGCATGATTAAAGCACAGGTAGCTAGCGAGTTGGTATTGGAGATGGAGCGGCTGTGGCCGAACAGGCTGCCAGACGGAAGCAGGAACGTTGGGATTGAAGAATTGTATTTCTTGATGGGGCAGCAGTCCGTTATTGCCAAGCTAAAGCTCGAGTCTGAGCGGCAAGAAATCATGAGTTTAATCTAGACCCCTATAGTATAAGTAGGCAAAAATTTAGCCCCACATCAACAGGAGACCAGCAAATGTGCTTATCATCATCAGCACCAGCACCGCTACCCGTAACTCCTGCCCCTGTTATCCAAGCGCCTGACATCGAGAAGGCACCAGCGGCAGCACGCAAGACCACAGCGCGTACTAAGAAGTCAACGGCAACTGAGCGAAACAGTTCAGGTAGTCGAACCAAAAAAGGCTCAGCAGCACTGCGAGTCAAACTCAACCTGCCTAAAGCAACAGGCGTGAACCAAGGATAAAACTAAATGTGCCTTTCTTCTAAGCCAGCACCAGCAGCTGCACCCGCAACTGTAGTTGCCCCTAGTCGGGCAGCCGCTCCCGTTGAGCGCACTAACAAAAAGACAGCCAAGCCTAAATTGAAAGCAAAGGCAGCGGCTACCAATAATTCCAAGCCATCGCTTCGCGTTAAGCTTAGCTCAAGCCTGCCAACAGCGACCGGCGTTAACACGTACTAACACTTACACCCAAAGAGGATACCCCATAGATGGATACTCCAGCAGCAGAACAGCAAAATCAAAATGAGACTGCTAGAGCAATCTATGCGCGTCTTGAAATTAAACGAAACGCGGTACTACAGAGGGCACGCGGAGCTAGCGAACTAACCCTCACAGCTTTGATACCACCTGCAGGGCACAGCGAAGGCGAGGCACTCTACTCGCCGTTCCAGTCCGCCGGGGCCGAAGGCGTTAACAACATGGCGTCAAAGCTACTACTTGCATCAATGCAACCTGGGCAGCCGTTCTTCCGTGTAGCTCCAGCATCTGAGGCTAAGGCCGAGATTGAAGCTATGGAAGCTGAGAGTCCAGAAAGGTTAGAGTTAGAAGGACTGTTGACAGACTACGAAGCCAACATCATGGCAGACGTAGAAGACTCCGGAGATAGAGTAGTCATAATCGAATACTACAAGCATTTGATTGTAGGCGGCAACGCCGTGTTTTACCAAGCACAGGACGAAGCTGCTCGAATGTTTCCGCTAAGCCAGTACTGCGTAGCTCGTGACCCGTCTGGTAACGTACGCACACTGGTCATCAAGGAGATATTCACATGTGACACTCTGGATGAAGATGTCAAGGCAATTGTCGTTGCACAAGGCGAAAGCGTTGAGCCTGACGATGAGGTCCCAGTCTATACTTTAATGAGACGGGTTGGTTCGCAGTTCCGCGTGGTGCAGGAGGTGGCAGGAGTTGTCATTCCAGGCACTGAAGGGTCCTATCCATTAGACGCTTCACCGTACATCGTTGGACGTCTAATTCACGTGTCAGGCAGCAGCTATGGCGGTGGCTATGTAGACCAGTACTACGGCGATTTAAGTTCGCTAGAGTCGCTGCGTCAGGCGCTAGTAGAAGGTGCCGTAGCGATGTCTAAAATTGTGTTCCTAGTTCGACCCAATGGGACAACAGATATCCGAACGCTGTCTGAAGCAGACAATGGGGCTATGCGAGAAGGGAACGCTGACGATGTGAGCGTAGTCCAAGGCGAGAAAGCCATGGACCTAAGGGAAGCCCGCGAGTACTCAAATGAAATCGAGACTCGTCTAGCACGCCTATTCCTGATGGACTCCAGCGTAGCACGTGCAAGCGAACGCACTACTGCAACAGAGATACGACAAATGACACAGGCACTTGAGGACGCTTTGGGTGGGGTTTACTCCGCGCTTACAAGAGACTTCCAGCTGCCATACCTTGTGCGTCGCATTGCCATTATGCGTAAGGCCGAAAAGCTAGTGACGCTCCCATCGCAGCTGACACGGTTGACTATCGTCACGGGCATCGAAGCCTTAGGACGTGGCCACGACCGCGAGCGTTTAATGAATTGGATTCAAACTTTAGCTTCCGTAACCCCTCAGTACATCGAGACAGACTTGAATGTGCGGGCGTTTGCCGAGAAGCTAGCGATTGCCGACGGCATCGACATAAAGGCTATCCAAATCAGTAACGAAACCAAGCAGGTATCAGAGCAGCAGATGAAGCAAGAGCAGATGATGCAACAATCCATCGATAAGCTAGGGCCTAACGCTGTAGCTGCAGCTGGACAAATGGTTAACAACGCGAACCCTGAAGGGCTGGACCCTGAGATTATGGGACTACAATAGAGAAGGAGTATATAATGAGTGAAGAAGAAAGTAAGTTGGTACCAAAGAAGCCGCGTGCAGCCAAGGCTGAGCAGGCAGTAAAGCCTCAAGAGCGTAGCGATGCTGCTCAAGAGCCAGTATCCGATGGGCCAGAGCGCGTTAAAATCATGAACGGTGGGCATGTAATGTTCATCCAGAAATTCTAACTAACAGAGAAAATACTTATGAGTGACTTAGACCATGCCGTATCCAGAGCTGACGCCATCCCAGATGGTGCTCTAAGCCCTGCTGATACAGCAAAGGCTATGGGAGTAGACGAAGGCTCCAAGGTGCCCGCGAAGTTTCTTAAAGAGGACGGCACGGTAGACAATGATAAACTGCTGGCTTCATACCTAGCTCTGGAGTCCAATCGTAACGGCAAGGAAACAGCAGCAGATGAGTCTGTAGTTGAGCCTGTAGTTGAAGATGAAGATGGTGATGATGAAGCCAAGGGAGATGCTACAGAAAACCCACAGCTCGCAGCTTTCCTTAAAGAGAAAGGCTTTGACATGGCTACCATTAACAAGGAGTTCTACGAAGGAGAGCAGAGCTTCACGCCAGAGCGCCTAGCAGAACTAAACGAGGCGTTCGGAGAGGAGACCGTAGCTAACCACATCCGTGGTGTCAAAGCAGCTAACTCAAGCGCAACCGATGCACAGGAAGCCGCGACAGCTGAGGTCTATGCTGTCACTGGTTCAGAGGATAACTTCTCTAGCATGATGAAGCACTTCGAAGACAACGGCGGAACAGTACACGCTGAGCGGTACAATGCTGCGCTAGACTCGGATAACATGAGTGCGCTGCGGGCCGTAGTCGCTGACATGTACGTTGATTATCGAGCGAACGCAACACTAGAACCAACCCGACGAGTAGCTGCGATGGACAGCAACACGGCTACCGTAGGGTACTCAAGTCAAGCTGAGATGCGAAAGGATTTAAGAAACCCAGAGTATCGTCAAGACCCATCATTCCGTGCCAAGGTGGAAGCCAAGGCAGCGGTCTCTAACTTCTAATGATAGCGATGCTACTTTAATAAAGGATTAAAATTATGATTTGCAAGTGTAATGGAGAGTGTAACTGCTCTAGCTGTAACTGTATCTAGTTACTAACAACCAATAACTACACCCAGCGATACCGCAGCAATCACCAAGAGTGGGAAGGCTAGTATCGCTGGGATTTACTGGAGAAAAATATGGCAGCTAAACTAGTAGCTTACTCGCAGCTACCTCAAGAATACGGCCAGGACAGCCTACAGCAAATAGTAACAGACTGCGCAAGAGTGTCGAACCCAGCTAACCAGGGCAGCGAGACAGACTCCGGTAGGCTAATGAATTACCTCATTGCCAATAAGCACTGGTCTCCCTTAGAAATGGTGTCTATCTGTCTAGAGGTCAACACCACCAGGGACATAGCAAGGCAACTGCTTCGGCATCGCTCCTTCAGCTTCCAAGAGTTTTCTCAAAGATACGCGGACCCAGTAATAGAGTTAGACTTCGTGACGCGTGAGGCTCGACTACAGGATACGGACAACAGGCAGAATAGCATTGAGTTAACTGAGTATGATGACCGACATGTGCAGTGGAAGGTCAAGCAGCTAGCTGTATTGCAGGCAGCTAAGAGTGCCTATAAGTGGGCGATTAGCAACGGGATAGCTAAAGAGCAAGCACGCGCAGTACTACCAGAAGGTCTCACGATGTCTCGGATGTACGTGAACGGTACGCTACGGAGCTGGGTGCATTACATCGAGCTACGCACAGGCAACGGTACCCAGAAGGAACACATGCAAATTGCTAACGATTGTGCCAGAGAGATTGAGAAGGTGTTTCCCTTACAACTTACAACACGCACCTAACCAACTAGGTGGTGCTAGCTGATAACCAAAAGAATCACAGACTGATGGCCCTTGCGAGGACAACCTTCCAGGCAGAGATACTAGAAGTTAAGGCAATTTACCCTTTATAATCTTAACCTTTTAAAACTGGAAACATATCATGGCAGCAAACGTAGTAGGCCGTATCGGTCAAGTAAATCAATCTGGTGGCGTAGAAGCTAGCTTCCTTAAAGTGTTCGGCGGCGAAGTCATCAATACCTTCGACGAGCTGAACGTCATCTCTCCACACGTAGTGATGCGTAACATCTCTAGTGGCAAGACTGCTCAATTCCCTGTGACGGGCGTTGCGGCTGCAGCTTACCATGTGCCGGGCGCTCAGTTGCTTGGCCAAAACACAATGATGCACAGCGAAAAGACCATCGGTATTGATGGTGTCTTACTGTCGCACGAGAGCATCGCTGAAATTGATGAGAAAATGTCCCACTGGGAGACTCGCTCTGAGTACGCCCGCAAGATGGGTGCAGCTCTGGCCATCAAGTCCGACCAACAGCAGCTCCAAGTGATGTTGCTGGCGGCACGCGCCTCTGCAACTCTAACTGGTGGTAACGGCGGAACCGCTCTTACCGATGCGGATGCAGCAACTAACGCGGCTAGCCTTGCAGCTACCGCGTACACCTGCTCGCAGACCTTTGATGAAGCTGATGTTCCTGAAGATGGGCGCGTACTTTGCGTTCGACCTGCCCAGTACTACTTGCTTGCGCAAGAGACTGGCCTTATTGATACAGACTTTAGTGCCGCTAACGGCGACTACTCTAAAGCCCAAATCAAAATGGTAGGCGGTCTTCAAATCATCAAGTCGAACCACATCCCTAGCACCACGCTAACGGCTGAGACTGGTGTATCTGCTACTAACGTATACCACGGCGTC